ATGATCAACAAAATCATTGTCTTCTTTATCTTCTTTAGATACTTTATATTGTTTGCCAAATTTACGCCATTGCCATCCATAAACAGGTCCTAATTCTCCCTCGGCATAATTACTTAATCCTACGCTGTCTAAATATGCTCTAGAAGAATTTCCATTCCATATATTAACATTTTTATCTTTCAATTCATTTGCATTAGTAGAACCCCTTAGAAACCATAGTAGTTCTTCAACTATTCCTCTAAAAAACACTTTTTTTGTAGTAATCAAAGGAAATAATTCAGATATGTAGTCAAATTCAATCATATGTCCAAATTGTGATAATACTTCTCCATTTCTAGTAATTTTAGTTTCTCCTCCTTCTAGAACATCTTTTAATAATACAATATATCCTTCTTCGTTTTTATAAAACATCAGTTTAATATATAAATTATTAAATATTTATATATTAACATATAATAAATAATATGAAAGATTGTCCTCCATCAAAGATATTAAATCCTACTACTAATAGATGCGTAGATATTAATGGTAAAATTGGAAAAGATATTCTAAAAAAAAGATATATTATCAATATTAGCAATGAAAACAATAGTTGTTATATAGATAGTCTTATGGTAGCATTATTTCATTTTAAAAATAGAGTAATTTATAATACATTTTTTAAAAATAAATTAGAAAACAGATATGCATCAAAAATTCAAGCAGAAATGTATGATATATATAGATATATAAATAAAAATGATGATATACAAAATAAACAATGCGTTTTAATAAGAAAGTATTTAGATAAATACTATAATGAGTTAGTTAAAGAAAACAGCGCAGATAAAATATTTTTTGACAATTCCGATAATTGGCGTACAACCCAAATAGATGTATTTGAATTAATAACTTTTTTAGATAAAATATTCAATTTTAAAAATAATATTAGAATTAATGAAGGAAAAAATAAATACTATAAAAATATGATATTTGAAATATCATCTTATTATCTATATCAAATGAGAAATGATAATCTTGATATATCATCTTTAATACCTATGAGAATTGACAAATCAGAATTAGATTCTAAAAATTATTACAGAAATTCTAAAGGTAAACTCATTAAATCTATTGAAAAAACCTATGAGATTAAAAGAACTAATGGTGTATTAATAATTGAATTATATCGCAATTCAGGAAGCGATAGTAAATTAAATACAAAAATAATATATCCTAATACCATAACTATAAAAGGTGATAAAAAAGAATTGAAATTACGTTCTATAATATTACATAAGGGTTCTACAATACATTCGGGACATTATACAACAATTATTAAAAGAGATGGGAAAACATACGAGTATGATGATATTTCTCCAGGCGATAATAAATTAAGAGAGATTGATGCAAAATACGAGAAGAGTATGAGAAGAAATGTTGTAGCATTAATATATTCTAGATAATTTATTTATATAACTCAATTAAAAAATGAGTACATAATTTTATTTTTCTAAAATTTTTATAAACTTTTTGAAATTTCTAAATATTTTTTAATTATGTACTCATTTTTTAATTTTAGAATAATATAATAAAAGATATAATGAAACATTTGATAATAGGCGCAGGTATAACGGGATTGTATTTGGCATATAAATTGTTATTGCAAGGCATCAATGCTAACAATATTATTATTTTTGAAAAGTTAGATAGAATAGGAGGTCGTATATATACACATGAAAACCGCGGATATAAATATTCGGCAGGTGCGGGAAGATTGGGAAAAAAACACAAATATGTTATGAAACTAATAAATGATTTTAATTTACAAGATCAAATTATAAATATTAATAAGAACAATAACTATTTTATTGATGGTAAATTAATGAACGAGCAGCAATTATTAAAACATTATAAATCGCAATATAAAAGTCTAGATGACTTATGGAAATATGCAATTGAAAAAAAGGTAAATACTAATAAATATAATTTAAATAATTATAATCTGCACAATTATTTCTCTTTAATATTGCCGACAAACGAAGTTGAATTGTTAAAAATATCTTTAGGATATGTTGCAGAAATGTATGATATGAATGCATACAATGGATTATTAACATTAAGAAAAGACTTTGATGTAAAAAACAAAGATTTCTATGTATTACGCAACGGAATACAAATATTATGCGACGTGCTTTATGATTATATTAAAAAAGCAGGAGTTGTATTACAATTATCTTCAACGCTGGAAGATGTATATGATGACAAAAAATATATTATTGTAAATGGCACCTCTTATAATTATGCAAAACTCTATATGACTATAAAAAGAAAGGATTATATGGATATTACCTTCTTTAAAAAATATGACTACCTATTTAATTCGGTTATAGATGGAACTCTATTACGTATATATGCTAGATATAAAGACGTATGGTTTAAGAATATGCCCAAAGTGCTAGCACAGAATAAGATACAATTTATAATACCAATAGATTATGAAAGCGGATTGATACAAATAAGTTATAGCGATAGTTATAATGCAGATTTTTGGAATAATTTTAAGAGCGAAAAAGAAGTAATTAAATATCTTACAAAAATATTAAATGAAATGTTTCCAGATAAAAATATAAAAGACCCAGAATGGATTACTATGCATTATTGGGAAGCAGGAGATCACCTATGGAAAGTAGGAGTTGATTCAAAAAAAATACAAGAAAATATAGATGATATTTTTATTTCTAAGAATATATACATATTAGGAGAAACATATAGCGATAGGCAAGCGTGGATTGAAGGTGCTATAGAGACAGTTCATAAAAAACTAAATATCTAAATATCTATTATTACAAAGTTCTATGCAAACAAGTACAATCATTAATATTTCCTCCGCAAAAGTTAGTACAGAAGAATTGTTGTTTTCTAGTATTTTGCCTGATTACATCTTCAAAACTCTTATTTTTATAGGGAGTTCTATGGTAAGATATATTATCAAAATTTTGCTGATTATATTTGTTAATAATAACTCTATTTTTCATAATAATATTATAAATGTCAGATGTAATGTGTAAAGTCTGTTTAATATTATTACTATTTGCTAGCGCCATTCTGATATATAATTAATATTTTAAAATCTTAAATCAATTTTTATTATTTTATTATTATTAATATTATATTAAATGGTTAGTAAAAATTTTTTATTAGTTACGGCATTAATAATATATTTTTTTCCTATAATTTATACATTTAATTGTTATGATAATAATAATACAATATCAAGTATAATATCTAACGAAAAAAACAAAAATATAATATTATTTTTCATGTTACTTATGGGTATTGCAATAATACTTTATGAGCACAAAAGAAATAATATATATTCTCTAATAACAATAAGTGTATTATTATTATCTATATATGGTCTAATATATTTTAGCGAAGGGCATATATTTCATTATATATTTTCATTTACAGCATTCATATCAATACTGTTTTTTATGTGTATAATATGTAATAATAATAAAACATGTTACATCATAATAATATTATTATTTATACAAATTATCTTATTTGTAGTTCTTTTAAAGGAATGTAGTGACAATATATTTTTATATGAAGTGTTTTATTTATTGAATTTTGCAATATTTTATTTATACGTACATTTTATATAATATATATGTATATGTAGAATTAGTAATAAAATGGAAGGTATATATTTAACAACAATACAATGGATATCTTTGTCTCTTTTACATAGTATAATGCTGTACTATATATTATTATACTATTACACTATTTACAAGTATTATAGAAAATAATAATATATTTCAATTTATGTAGTATATATAGATAATGGAATGGATATATTTATCGGTAATACATAGTATAATAGTTGCAGGTTTAATTTTATTTTTACGTTATGATGATACTCCGAGCAATGTATTTCCTATCATAACAAACATAATAGTTGGTATACTGAGTATATTATATATAATATCATTTAATAAGATAAATTATGTTTCAAGTGAAATTAGTAAATCTAAATATTATATATATTCTATTACATTATTTTTTGTAATATTGCTTGGATATTATATAATAAAAACATGTCCTAATCCTGCATATTTCAGAGTATTCGTTGCTCTCGAAATAATATTTATATTATTATTTGTAATATATTATGAAAAAAATATTAAACTATCATATCGTAGTATATTTGGTATAATGTTAGGTTGTGTATCTATAATATTGATATCTTTAGAAACTGTTGACGAAAAAATTAAAAAATAATATATAAAAAAATGAATAATATATTAATAAAATGCCAAACAAATATAAAATTATATTGAAAAATCCTAATAATTTAATTGCAGAATGTATATATAGTAAAATTAATAATATTAAATATGAGGACAGGATATTTCTAATTAATAATACAAATAAATATATTTTAGATCACATATTGCTACCCATATATGAAAAAAAAAATATTGAAGAAATAATATATAATTATGGGATACAAAATGCCATACAACATTTTGTGCTTAACAAGAGATATTATAATAATATCATAGAATTAGTTGATAATGATGAAAACAAATTATATATAGGCATAGCATATTATATAATATCAGAATGCTTTGATTATATATTAGATATTGATGTGTAAAATGCTTATCAATATTTATTGACGCTTATTGTTTCCATTTTTTACCGCAAATTAAACATTCCATAAATAATGTAGATGCTTCATCACCCGATCTCGTTTGTAATTCGTAATAACTCACTTTTTTGCTTTTACATCTCATACATGTAATCATATCAGACATTGCGACAATGTTAAATTCATATGCCTCCTTAAGACGCAAATTGTTTTTATCAATAATACTTTTCCATCTTTCAGGAAATATATTGTGACATTGCATATATGGAAGCATATGAGGATTAAATTCTTTATATTCTACCATTCGTTTTAATAAATCAGTATTTCCAATATAACTATTTGATTTAAGATTTGAATAAATACTTCGTGCAATATTAATATACGTATCTATAAATAATTGACATTTCCACGATAATTGTATTTTATTAGAAATAGCGTGATCGATCGTACAATTAAAAACACCAATCTCTAAATCTGTCGCTTCAAGAGAAGATATATAGAGATTTTTTTGTAATATATTACAAAAATCATCACGAATCTTATGTTTATTATATTGATTTGTGTTTTCCTCTGTCTTATCTATATTTTTATTTGAATATTTTTGTATTTCATCCTGTAAATTATATAATTTATATTCAATATTCATAATTTATTTAAAATATATTTATATAGTTCTATCAATTTTTTATATATAAATACTAAAAAATGATATATATATATATTTTATAATTTACAATGATATCAAAAGTAAACATTAACAATTATATTACAAATGATAATGTTAATTTAATTGAAATTTATATCATAAACAGCAAAAATAACAATTCTATAAATGTTATGTCTAGTGATAAGACAGAAAAATTAATAGATAATATTTATAAGAAGAATCGTGTAGAAAAATATAAATCATATTCTCATAAAGACAGAGTATATACTTATGAATTATCAAATGATAATCAGTATGTGTATACAAAAATTAAAAAACA